GTTTTGCCTCGTTTGGTCGTGCATTCACATCCGAGATTGCATGATCATCGCGAGCTATTGTTACTCCAGTTTTACCTGTCAGGCCACCAGCCCATTTATGATTTGGGTGGTTCAATGCACAGGTGGCACCACGTTCTGAATGTAGTGAAACGTTTGAACTTGATGGGTCGCAAGTTCCCTTTGCGGACCATTCACGTCAATGCCCCGCAGGGCGGCAACCCTTTTGGCCCGTCACCTGTTTTCGGCTCTTTGGACGACGCGGAATATTGGAAACGCTCCGGACACATGCACTCTCGGCACCCCGGAGTGTTCACTTCCTGTGCTTGCGTTTGGGGTCGCGACGAATGCAGACATCACCAAACCAGAGTGGTGGTAGCAGTTGACTCTGTTTACTATGTGATGAATTATTTGCCTCTCGGTAAAGAAATTCACGTCATAGCACACGAGTACAACACGCCCACCGGGGCACTCGGCAAGTCAACCGGAAACTTTGAGATGTCATGGGAATGCCGTGGTGAAGACGTAAGTGTCGTCATTGGTTCCGCTACCGCATGCACCTACCAGCACCGCAACATTAACACTTCAGCCGGCTACATTCGGAACGATGTTGAGGACTTCTGGTCGGTGGAAGTGGTGAAGACCTACAGCCCATGGGGTACAGCGCACAAGATGAAGTACAGCGTGTGGAAACCAGTAGACGCAATGCCGCCGTTAGGCGCCAAGGTTGTTGAAGACACATTCACGCTAACCACTGAGATGCGCACTGGCAATTCTGCTCTTGCGGCCGCAGTGCAAACTGAGGTGACCGTCGTTGATACGGGAGTCATGAAGCTTGCGGTTCCGAGTGCCGCATTGAGGTCACTTAGCAACCGTTTCCCTGGAACATCGCGAGTGCAGGACGTGCACACCGCAGCCGTCGCCATGGTAAACCAGTGTTCTGCGATTGACTCGCGAATGTCGGAAGTAGCTGTGGAGTACTTGGTCACGCAACATGGTATGCGACATTTGCACCGTTACACCGCAGTGTGGGGTAATCGCACCTTGCTAGCCATCCAGTTTTGGTGGCACGCCCTATCCAGCCTTCTGCTTTTCATCCTATTGGCAGCATGGTTCGAAGGCGAGTACATCGGCACTTGGTGGACAATTGTAGCTTGTTTCAGTCTGTACTTCATCCACACTGTAGTCATATCTGTGACTTCCGACGTTGATGCTGGGCGACGCATAGATGCACCTGGATCACGACCTGACGTTTACATCGGCATGACTAGGAAGGAGTATGGTTTAGGACCAGCACGCTACATTTGCCGCACGTATGCGACTTTGGTATTCAATTTCAACGTGTTACGGTGTTATCCTGGTTTACTGTTGGACAATCTCAACCGTGCACGGATGGACATGGGCCAATACCCACGGCGTCGGCATGAAGACACCACCTGTAGCTGGTTATCTTACTGTTGCTGCGGATGTTTCAACTCTTGTTGTAGGTGCCTATGCGTCATAGTCGACTGCTTCAAAAGCTGTTACGAATGGTGTTTTCGCCCGCGATACCAGGCTTTGCCAACCACCATGGAACCCGGATCTTTGCTTGACGCCCTCGCCAAGCGTGGTTGGATTTATGACCCGATAAAGTACCTAAAAGGGTACGTGTCCATAGTGGGTGGCGATGATGTTAGCAGCGTCACCACTTCGCCAATCACCCCTGGTCATAAAGAAGTGTCGACCCATCTCGGTTATCCACTAACCGGTCTTGATGCCAGCGACACTCTTGGCGATCCAAAGCATGCCACGTTCTTTTCCACCCAGCGCGTACCCATGTGGAACCACACCACCAACGAGCGTACCTACGTGTGCGTGCCTAATTTTGGTCGGTTTTTGTCCAGATCACATTTTTCTGCTAAACCCATACACCCCAAATACGTGCCTGGTCGGGTCATGGACAATGTCAAGTGCTACAGGACGTATTTCGGCACTGTTCCCGTTTTCGCACCTTTGCTAGACATGTGGGAGCGCGTAACCAGCCTCAATGGTGCCAAACCAGTGTTTCGCCAGCACGTACGATCGGAAACAGTTTCGACAATGTATCGTTTTATACCAAAGCCTGGCACTGATGACATACGCC